GATAATAAATTCTTCCATCAACATACCAATTCCTATAAATCTCATGCGCTTTTCTATCAAAATCCATCAAGTCTACAATAAACTTGAATTCTTTTCTTATTGTTTTTTTAATACCATCACTGGCATTTAGATTATCTAAGTCAAGTTTAACAGGAGCATCATTTAAATCAGTAACAATAGCTTCGTTTATAATATCTTCAATCGCACTATCCACCTCTGGGTGTAATGCCATTTCACGGTATCTTTTAATAAGTTCAAACTCAGTACGATATACACCTTCTAAGTCTACATAAGAACCAAAAAAACCACTACTCATATAATGGTCAACCCCGTCCTCATCGTTAGGAGGAACGGGGGATACCGCAGTAGGAGATAATGGTTCGTTGTCCTCTATAGAGAACCCGAATAACTTAGTCATAATTTAAGTACTTAAGACTTACTAATATATTTAGTTAGTCTAAGTATACCATACTTTAACCGTTTGGTCCACCGCTGACCATATTAAAGGATTGAACTTGGAAATCAACTGTGAATTCTTCAATAGCATCTGAAGTGTCGTAAGACAGATCAATTGCTGAAATTGCAGTTGGGAAAATGTCCACAAATTCATACTCTTTAAGTACTGAATTAGAACTTCCGTTGTTGCTTGTGCTAGCCTTTTGAGATCCTCTACCTAACTGATAGACTGTTGCATTTGTCATATATGCACTAGGATCAGTAGCACCCAAGTTGTTATCCAACTTAGAAATTTGATTCATCCACTCTTCAAAAGCGGTTCTGATCTTAAAGTCTTCGTCGTTAATTACAGTTATTTGCCAGACATCGAATGTACGATCTCCTGCAACTTTGAAAATACGACCCCTAAACGGAACATCAATTTGTGCTATATTGGAAGCAGGTAATGCTGCTGCCTTACACAAATATCTAAAGCTTTCCGCATCCCAGGTTATACCTGAGGGAAGAGTTGTTAATTCTACTTCAAACAGATTGGGCCTTGCGCCACCACCTAGTAGAGTAGATTTAAATTGAGAAAGAGTTTTATTTTCTCTGGATGTTGCCATGATTAGTTACCTCCTGTTAATATTTAGATTATAAAGTTAAACTCTACCAACCACTTCTTCAAAGTCTACACCAGTTCTGGTGGCGACGAAGGTGAGAGTTACGTAGTTAATAGACTTCGCAGGCTTCAGGAAGATGTCTGCTCGGAATTCGTTATTATCAATAACGTCAGGAGTGTTGTTTGTGCTATCGCAAACAACGAGGAATCCATAGAGTCCTCTCTTCGCTTGAACATCACGGAGATATGGGTTGACGATGTTTCTAAAGTTTGCTCTTGTAAGCTCATCGTTCAACTCAAAGAGTTGTGCTTCTGCTGCTTTCTGCAGTGCTTGCTCAATTGTGAGGAACAAGCGACGAACGTTGATACGATCGAAGGCGGAAGCATAACCTAGAGCAGTCTTATCTCCAAAGAGAAGAGTACCTAATCCAGGTTGTGTAATAACCGCATTAACTCTCTGCGGATAAAGCTTGTCTCGCTGTGCCTTATTAGGATTGTATGCGAGTTTAATAGCGTTGTTAATAATACCACGTTGCTGTCCAGCAGGTGAGAACCAAGGATAAGCAACTAAATTAGTGCGGGTCATTAGACCTGCGATGTCAGCATTAGTTGGAATCCAACGGAACTTATTGTTGAACCTGTCATAAGTGTACTTATAACCACTATCAAAGATTGCATAAGACGAAGATGCTAGTGTACTAAAGTACTTAACCAAGTTATCTGTTTGGTCTGTGCTATTTGAAAGACCAACCAAGTTTGCTCTGTGTGGTCCAATTGTGGTTACACAGTCTTTTCTGGATTGTGCTAGAGAGATGCAATATCCCGCTTTTGCTTGGGAATCGTACTCTGAATCAAATCCTGGACCCATGATAATATAATCAACTTCAATCTCATCCTTATTGGCAAACTTACCATAAGATGTGATTAGGTCTCCTAGTTCACACTTCATTCCACCAGCAGCAGAATAATCGATACCAGAAGTTAAGAGATAAGACTTGTTACCAATAGCACTGTAAGTAACACCCTGAGCATTTACACCCCAGAGACTATCACCAGCAGTTACCTTAGTAAAGTCGGTTGAGAATCCTGTTGCAACTGGGTCAGTTTTCCAATAACCATCAATTGCATTAGATGGGTTACCACCACCATAAATGTACTCGGAATAAAGTGCCAAGAAACCTTCGTACCATATCTTCTGAGGAGAATTGACTGCTGAAATACAATCAAGTGCCTTAGATAGACTGATATGCTTCTCAAGGATAGCACCTTGAATACCTGTTACGTCTCCTAAATCATCAACAACTACAATATGGCAAGCATCATTCTTACCTTTTCTATCAAGAACGTACTTGTTAGTAGTTGGCCTAGGAGCAATTTCTTTCCAGTAAACAATAGAGTTGGTAAGATCTAATGTTTGAGCATCATACCAATCTGCTACAGTAGCAGGAGTATATGCAGTAACTGTACTGAGACTACCGGAGTTATTTACAGGCCAAACTGAATCGGATGTATCAAATGCCCCGAAGGAAGTTCCTTCTTGATAATCGGTAGCACTTAGAACACCAGTAGTAGAGACCCTCTGAGTAATCTTAACGTTAATAGTAGAAGCACTATTGGTTGCGTCTGTAGAAACACCAGTAATGATACCCTTCAGGTATCCGTTAAATTCTGAAGTAGTTCCAAGTCCGGGAATAATTGTATTAGCTGGTAATTGTGCGGTAACACCATACCCAACTACAAAACCAGCACCTCTTAGGTTATTAGTTGTAATACCAATTGTTTGGTCTGCCTGGTCATCAATAAAACAAACCTTTAAGTTATTTGCCCATGAACCGGGGTTCTTAGCAGCATAATTGAAGTTTGTTGCATCTGCGTGATTATTCAAATAATCATCGTAATTATCAATTCTAGCCGTACCGGTCATAGTAGTAGCCGCTATTCCTACACCCGCGTTAGCGTTTTGTAGTGTAGAACCAGCAGTTCTTACAACCTTCAAGACTCCGCCGTAGGACAGATATGATGAAGCACTCATCCAATATTGGTATTGACTGTCCGTAGACAAGGGCTTACCAAATACATTGATAAGTTCCTGTTCTGTCGTGATGTCTATTGCGTCGTTAACTGGACCCATTGAGAATGGACCAGCAATTGCACCAATATTGTCAAGTACGTTATCAGCTCTCCCTACTGTTAAGTCAACCTCCCTGACTAATACACCAGGTGATAATTGAGGAGTCGCCATGTTCTTTTTCTCCGAATCTCAGATTAATCTGAAATTATTTATTGTTTTGAACGTTTACAAGTAGTCCCACATATAATTCATCCCACCACCTTTATCTCCATACTCATCAGTAAACCATCTGTCACCATCAGCATCAACAAAACTACTCTCATCCATTCCGTCATCCATAAATCCAAATGGTGCCATATCTTGCTCTATCTGGTTCTTTTGCTCTTCATATAATCTCTTTCTTACATCCTGATCTGTTAATTCTTTAAAGTAATCCTGTGCTACTAACCAAGCATATATGACTAAGCACATCGCAAGGTCATCATTACAACCTTCCTCTGCCTCAAAGGAATTATTCTTTTGGATAAAGGTAGTTAATTCACTTAAAATTTCATAATCATTAAAGATTAATTTATCCGCTTCAATAATTGTCTTAAGATTTAATGCTCCAACCTTTTTAACAGTCTTAGACATCTTGACTCCCAATTGAGTCTTCTTTCCAGAGAATCCTTGACCAACAACTTGACCAGCACGTCCTCGCATAGATGCCATCAGGAGATTAACATATTCTAAGTCATAATTTAAAATAGATGCTACTTGATCTCCAACATCATTAACTTCACAAAGAATAAATGCTTTATTATATCTGGTTGCTATCTCATATATTATATTAGGAAATAGCATAGGTTTAATTTCATTATTCCTATACTTAGCAACTACCTTATGAGGGAAGGTGGTTATATCAATCAGCACAAATGCAGAATAATCTTTAACTACTCCACGAGCAACATCCACCGTCATAATATAATCATGACCCTCTTCAGGATCTCCATAAACATCTAACCCAGCATTACGCACCTTAGGATTCTCATAAACCAAAGTTCTTAACTTACTTGGTGCAATAAGAGTATCAACAGATCCTAAGAATTCACATTCAAACTCAACTTTAAATTGTTGTTCTGATGTGTTGGCAATAGTTTGTTGTCGCCACTTTTCATCTCTTCCAGGAACTTGACTCCAATGAACATCTGTATGACAGTATTCATTTTTACCTCTCTCCGCATCATGCCACATGCGGTAGAAGTGATTCATTCCATGTGGCGTCGAGACAATAATAACTTTAGTACTCTTACCAGAAGTAATAGTAGGATAAACGGAACTAAAAAACGCATCAGCAATATGATTTGGAACGAATGCAAACTCATCCAAAAACAAGATATTGAATGACATTCCTCGAACAGCGCTGGCGCTTGTTGAAGCAGCCAAGATTTTAGATCCATTTTCTAACTCCAGTGAACCCCTGTTCCATGATAACACACCTTGTTGCATCCACTTAGGAACATTCTCATATGCCGTCTGTAAACGACCTAACAATTCCCTAGCAGTTGCTGCCTTGTTTGCAAGTATACCAATATTAACACTATCGTTAAACAGTAAGTAGTGTAAAAGATAAGATATAACAGTTGTAGACTTACCTGTCTGACGAGGCATCTTACAAATGTTAAATCTCTCTCTATGAAAATTCTTAATTAAACCTTCCTGAAAATCATATGGTTCAAATGGCATTAAACCATGATCCAAAGTGACAATCTTTACATGTTGCTTGGCAAAGTAAACAGGATTGGCTTTACACCGCATAAACTCAAGAATCTGCTCCTGAGTAAAATCCTGAACAACGTTTGCTTTTTTTAGGTTCGGGTTACCTAGATAAATGTCATCAACTACAGGCATAATTACATCATCTCATATTTTCCAAATGTATCTTTGTTATTTAACATAAATTTTTTATCATGATCTATTGTTTTTCTTGTCATATCTAGGATTTTTTGTAAATTCTCTGCTTTCTTCTTTAGTGCTTCGATTTGTTTATCGTCCTCCTGCTTGGACGAGTGGTTCTCCTTGGTCATATTCGGAAACTTGGTAGGACCAGAGTTTGGCACCAGGATAGACTTTCTGCAGCTGATCCTGAACCTCTCTGCGTGAAGGTACCTTGACTGAAGGGAAGAACATTTGAATGCTGTAATTCTTTCCTCTCCACCCAAGATGAGTGGTTAATATATTACCTGTCTTTCGTGGGAGATTTGTTGCTTCTCCTAAATCAACCCATTGTATTTGATTTTTGGGGGACTGTAATGGTTCTGGTTTAATGATATCAGTGAATTCATATTCAGTAGGTTTGAAATCATCTTTCCAGTTGGAAGTGTCTATGTTCTCATTCACTTTATGGTGACTCTCTCCACACTCTGTGCATGGATCCTGTCCACAATTTTCACATTCGCAATCCTCAAGGATTACTCTATCACCTACCTTTACTTCATTTTCTGCAAACCATCCACGGTTTACTTCTAAAGCATAAAGAACCTGTGCATTAGAATACACAGGTTCTCTTCTTAAAGGTACTAATTCTTTTATACTCTCAATACAACCTTCCTCATTAATAAAAGCAATATCCAAAGGAATGGTAGTATGACTCATATGAAAAGATTGCTGTGCAACCTTCTCAAAAACAAAAAGCATCCCAGAATTTGTGTCTAGACTTTCTCTAAACATCAAACCCGATTTAAACTCTCCTAGAGTTTTGGGGATTTCGATCCTAAGTGGTAGATCTACTTTCATGTATTTTGGACAACTTCACACCTATATTTAGGCAATCCAGCGTGTTACCGTCAATTCTAAGGAGTTATCGTCCATTTCCCATTCTTCTTGAACTTCAAATCCTTCTTCTTTTACAGTTCCGTAAATGGTCATTCTTGCATACTGTTGGGTTACTTTTTCGATGAACCTACTTACAGGAACATCTAAATCCCAAGTATCTAATTCAGCAACTAGTTCATAAGTCTCTGTATTCTTATTCCACCTAAAACCAATATCATTCTTTATAGCAACATCTGCAAGAAATGCTGGATGCTCTTCTGCATGAGATGGATTGCTAATAACCAATGCTTTATTCTCCTCTACATCATGACCCATTAATTCTAATGCTTCAATCAAATAAGGACGTTCTTTGATTTTAGTTTTGATGCATGTGAAGTGTGACATCTTCTTCCGTAGTTTGTTTTTGTTCATAATATTCAGGTTTGTGTTCAACTCTTTCAACTACACCCAATCTCTCCTCAATCCTTTTGGTGAGATTTTCGCAGTCATTACCAACGACACCCATGACCTCTTCAGTCACAGTGCCGTCTTGTCGAATTGTAAATTTAATAGTTTGTTGTGGCATTTTACATTATAAAGGTTTATTTATCAGGCCCCATTTCCACCAGAGTTGCCGCCCCCACCGTTACCGCCAGAAGAGTGGCCATTGCCACCATTACCATTACCACCTCCATTACCGTTATGGGACCCATTCCCGTTGCCATTTCCATTTTTCTTACCATTGTTGTTGTCATCATCATCTTGTTCCAGATATCCTCTAGCACCTAAATGATACCCATGAGGAATCTTTCTACACTTCTTATGAGTATAGCACCAATATTCTCCAGGAGGACACTTATGGTCCTTTGTTTCTCTCATAAATTGTGAAAATTGTTTTTCCATAGGATTAACCATCTAAAGCAACAGTAAGACCAAGACTCATTCCAGGTAAAGTATTCCAAGAAGTACCATCATAAAATTCCATCTTTTTACTAGTACTATTAAATATCATAGCACCCTGAGTAACAGTCATTGCATCCCTTTGTGTTGTGGTCATTACAGGGGGATAAAATGGTAAAGTAGTGCTACTACTTACAAATTGATTGGCAGTTACAATACCTGCTGAAGCATATAATGTACCAACAGTTGCTATTCCACTAATATTGAGGTTTGTACCTGTTACTTCATCATATACTAAATCACCCTCAATATGCATATTGCCGCCAACATATAATGCATAATCAGCTCTCGCAGTAGTGGCAATACCTACATTAGATAAAGTATGAATACCAACAGAATCATGAGTCCAAGTTGTACTGGCGCCACCAACAGAACCAACATCCCACATACTGGTAGTAGAGTTCCATATCAAACTATCTTTATTCTTTAATCCATCAATATTAACATCAGCAAGATCCTTAAGAAATCCTGCACCACCACCACCGATGGTATATAACTGTTGTTCAACTCTATTGACAAATAATCTATAATTAGATGCTAAATCTTTTAAAGTTGCAAACTGTTGATCTGTTGCTGTAAGAGGATCTTTACCCTGCTTTAGTTTAGGATCTGGTCCTATAGGTCTTCCAGGATCAGTATCACTTGCATACTTTGATTGAGTTTCTTTTAATTCCTCAACAATCCTATAGAGTTCGGTAATATTAAATCCTTGCTCTTCCCTCTTTTTATCTAACTTAGACAAACCCTCCTTCAAATCTTTAATGGGATTGTCATAATATTTGGGTTCTGGAAGACTAGCAATCTCTTCTTTTAATCCTTCAAAATAAGTCTTGAGAGTTTTATTTGATTCATAACTTTTACTGTACGATTCTGCAATCTGCTTTTCAATATTTTGTCTAGCTTCATTGAGTTTACTTAAAATACTCTTCTTTAATTTACGATCATCATCTTTAAATTGAGTTTGATGTTCATATATTTTTATAGCAGTTTCTTTTAGTTCCTCATATATCTTATCTTTTGTTTCTTTAAGATCTTCTTTTACTTTACCAACTTCTCCTCTACGTTCAAAATCTTTAATATCAAGACTTTCTGAGAGAGTATCAATATCACAATCAAACTTAGTTTTAAGGTCTAATATGTGATCATTAACCTTAATAAAATCGTCATCAATTACACTAAAGGTCTTACCAATCCATGTAAAATCAGGAACTTCATTTACTTCATTAACCCATTTAGGGAACTTAGGTATTGCTGCCTTAACCTGATCAACTGCTTCACATATTGCTTCTATCTCTCTATCATAATACTTAACTTCAGGTAGATTAGTTACTTCTGTTTGAAGATTGTCAATCCTATCTTCAATAGTAGTTACTTGGTCATCATAATACTTTACTTCAGGAAGATCTTTAATCTCTTCCCTTACTAAGTCAATTTGTTCACATATTGCTTCTACTTCATTATCATATTCCTTTATCTCTGGAATCTCTGGAATACTCTCTTTAATCTGCTCAACATAAGCAGCGAGTTTTTCTAAAGGCTCATCATAATACTTAATTTCAGGAATATCAGGAATATCCCTTCTTACGTCATTAATTAGACGTATTACTTCTGTAAGATCCTCTGCTTCTTCTATTACAGGTTCTTCTATTGTCTCTTCTACTATCTCTTCTTCTTCCTTCTCAATGAACTCGTCAACGGAGGGTAAATTCTCTTCTTTTATAACCTCCTCAACTGATGGTAACTCCTCGTAGAAGTCATCAATTGACGGTAACTGTTCCGACATGGTATGAGTAAATTAAATACTTCGGGATTTTTCTCCCAAAGTTATTTATGCC